TTACCTCAAGGTGACGGTGCTTTATTCTTTGATGCTTGGGAATTGGCAAACGGCTCTGTAAGCGTTAATTTAGACAAGGCTAAGGCAATGACTAAGACTAGACTTCGTGCAGAACGCGCACCATTGCTAGCGGCACAGGATGTATTGTTCCAAAGGGCGCAAGAATCTAATGCAGATACAACGGCTATCGTGGCTGAAAAACAAAGACTGCGTGATGTAACTAAATTAGTTGACGCTGAAACAACATTAGAAGGCTTACGAGCCATTAAGGTTTAATATGTCAATTACTTTAGATGGTTCAAATCTAGCAACGGTAGGAGTAATTAACTCTGCTACGGCACAGGCTTCTACAAGTGGTACAAGTATTGACTTTACAGGTATTCCATCAGGGACAAAGCGTATTACTGTGATGTTTGCTGGTGTAAGCACAAGTGGCACATCTTTTAGACAAGTTCAGATTGGCTCTGGTTCGGTAACTACAACTGGATATACAGGTGCGACATCCACAAGTGCAAACTCAGGAACACCTATTTTAGTTGCGTATACATCTGGCTTTCTTATTGACAATTACGCTGTTTACTACCCCGCTACAGCTGCTGTTGACGGACACTTAGTTTTGACCTTAATAACAAGCAATACATGGGTTGCGTCTGGCGTTTCAGCAAACTCTGTTTATCCTGCTCAGTCTTATGTGGCTGGTAAATTAGCTCTTGGCGGAACTCTAGACCGAGTACGAATTACCACAGTAAACGGTACAGATACATTTGACGCTGGTTCAATTAACATCCTTTACGAATAATGGATATAGAAGCTACTATAGCTGAAAATGATAAGAGATTGTCAGTACATGAAGCTGTGTGTGAGCAACGCTACAATGCCATCTTAGAATCGTTTGCCAACGGATCAAAACGTATGCAGCGCATCGAGTATCTTTTATACGCCGTAATTGCCTCGGTTTTCTTTGGTAAAGATATGTTCTTAGATATTATCAAAACCATCATAGGCAAATAATGTTAGACAATTTTTTGATTGAAAAATTAGCCCCAGCAATCGGTGGTTTATTCGGTGGATTAAGCCTAGCGATGTTTTGGACACCTGAAAAGCTACAGGAAAAAGGTAAGGTAGCATCTATATTTATCGCTGGTGGTATTAGTTCAATGGCAGGTTTTTGTTTTACAGGTGCAGTCGCTGAAAAACTAGGCATTAACGCTGAAAACTTAGATACGCTGATTGGCTTGTCATGGATACTTGGTCTTTGTAGCGTCGCCGTTATCAATTGGGTATCGAATTACATGAGCAAACGTGAGCACATGGACATCAAAGAAATTGCTGATGAACTTAAACGCAAACCAAGAGTTAAAAAATGACAGTAACATATTGGCTAATAACAATTTTAATTATCGAGCTAATTGCAATACTTACAGTCGCATTTTTAGCATTTAGTGGGTTTTTTTCAGATATGCGGATGTTTTCTAAAATCGGTATATTTGTAATGACCACAGGTTTAATAGTACAGATCATGCGTACATTATATTTTATTGATTACGGTTCTTACCCAGTAGATACGTTTTTTCCATTGTGGATAACTAAAGATATTGGTGCGTCTATCATCGTATTTGACTTGGCCTTATTGCACTTTAGAAAGAATAAATAATGTTTCCACTTGACGCTATATTAGGCATTGGCTCTAAACTTATTGACAAGTTCTTTCCTGATCCTGAACAAAAAGCTAAGGCTCAATTAGAGCTACTCCAAATGCAACAAAACGGTGAGTTAGCACAATTAAATGCTGACATATCCGAGTCACAGGAAGTCACCAAACGTGCCGTAGCTGATATGGCTAGTGACTCATGGTTATCTAAAAATATACGTCCTATGACGCTAATAGCTATCTTATCGGGCTATTTTACGTTTGCTATGATGTCGGCATTTGGAATTGACACCAATAAAACGTATGTTGAATTACTTGGTCAATGGGGAATGCTGATTATGAGCTTCTACTTTGGTGGCAGAACGCTTGAAAAAATTATGGATATGAAATCAAAATGAACGATAATTTTCAAAAATGTTTAGATTTAGTTCTTAAATCAGAAGGTGGTTACGTTAATGATCCTCGTGATCATGGTGGCGAAACAATGATGGGAGTCACTAAAAACGCTTGGTCAACATGGATTAAACGACCTATTAATGACGGTGAAATGGCTCGATTAACAAAAGAAGATATAATCCCATTTTATAAAGCCCTGTATTTTGATAAAGCGTATTGCCCTGATTTACCTATAGGTGTGGATTATTTAGTATTTGACGCTGCCGTTAATATGGGAGTAGGTCAGGCTGTACGTTTGCTTCAACGTGCGCTTGGTGTAGTTGCTGACGGTGCTATCGGGCCTAATACCATGAAGGCAATCAATGAAGCAGATACTAAAAAATTAATTGATGATTTTTCTGCACAAAAGGAACTGTTTTACAGATCACTGGGTACATTTGCTACCTTTGGTAAAGGTTGGTTAAGGCGAGTTGCTGAAGTTAAACAAGCCGCCTTATCCAGGTTAAGTTAATTTATATTGTTTCCATTTTTGAATAAAATGGGGATTTTTACTAGGCGGTATCCAACCTAAAGATTCAAACCTTTTTAAAATATCGGTTGATTCAGGTTTTATCCATTGAAAACGTCTAGGATCAAGTATTTTTGGAGGTGTCATTTTGGTTCTCCAATTACACGATAAAGTTTAAATTTCTTGGATATGTGCCACTTGTCTAAAATCAAATAGCCAGCCTTACGAAGCTCTCCGATCCGAGTTGATAGCTTCATACCACCACCTGCATTTAACGCTTCCATAGGGCTAATCCAACGTCTACGAGCGAGTTTTACAATGATTTGATGTTGAGTTTCCATTATTTCTCCTTTTTTCTACATTGTTCAATAACATCGATGGGTACATCTACTGCGGTTGGATACGTTGCCATGCGACAATCGTATTTAATAGGTTGATGATTAAGTTCGGCAAGGAAGATAACAAAGCCACAAATAAATGTGGCTGTTAACAGGGCGATGATATTTACCATCCTGACACCAATACCCAAACAACTAACGGAATACCAAAGGCAATTGCTGCCCCGATGAGTGCTTCCATAAATGTTCTCATATTATTTACTCGTAGTTTTAACAGCAAAAACGGCTGTAGTTTTAGTGAATTTTGCTACTGTGTCAGCCTCAACATTTAAGGAAGCTAATAGAGCTTTGTAATCGACAACGGCACGATTAGACTCTACAACCGTAGATTTAAATAATGCACCCTCAAACACCTTAGAACCATTTGGGGCAGTAGCTTGGTCTTTTAAAGCATCTTTAATCATGTCAGCCTGTTTAGTAAGTTCAGCGATTTGTGCCAATAAACCACCTAATGTATCTACAGTTAATGCGTTGATGTTTGTTATTGCGTTCATTTTTCTATCCCTTTATTTAACACTGCTCATGCAGTAAATACAGAATAATTTAGTTTTCTAAAGTATGCAAGGATTATTTTATAGGGACTTACCCTAGGTGTTGTAAAAATGCAAGGGGTTGTATTTGGCAGTTGCTAACTGTTAGGCGGAAAGCCGTAAAAAACCTAACTTACTGCATCCTACATTGACGGCTTAACACCCCATAAAAAAAGGGATACCGAAGTATCCCGAACTCACTTGAAGTCAGATTAAATTATATTCCATTTTTAATCTGATAGACTCTGAGCAAGTGTTGAAAACACTCCCAGCCCTTTTGTAAAGCTGAATCTTCAATTTTAATTAATTTTACTTCGTTGGTTGTGCCGTTAATAAAGACAATGGCGCACTTTGCCGAAGGCATACCTAAGCCCTCACGATAAGCCGCTAACTGCATTTCATGTTCAAAATATACATCAACTTTTTCCAATGGTGTATCTTTTGTTTTAAAGTCCACTACAAGGCCATTAGGACTCATAAGGTCGCATTTACCACCATATCCTAACGGATGTGCAAAAGACTTCTCTGCAAGCCAGTGTTGTTCACCATAGGCTTCTTTTAAAGCGTTTTCGATATTCTGAAGATACGCTGGTGGTTCTATGTGATACGAACCCTCAAAATGGGTCTGAACAATAGCGTGGATTTTAACCCCTCTTTCTGCCGCATCCCGACCAGTAGCCTTTGAATCCGACATGACTCGCTTTAACCAGTCATCTTCAGGTTCATTTGGCAGTCTAGGCAAGGTTAAGGCAGCTAATAAGACCTGTTGTTGCAACCACGAATTAAGCCCTGCCTTAGCTAACATACCGTTGATAGTAGTCACACTAGGCAATAATCCAAGTTTGCGAGCATCTCTCAGGGTAGTGTTGCGTTGTTCACCATTAGCACCCATCATCGTATAAAAAGGCTCACCAGTTTTGGTATACCAGTGGCCTTGTTCCGTTAGTTTTTCTTTTACAATCATTTATAGCTCCTTAAAATGGCACTTCATCATCGGGAATATCCGCTAAAGACTTAGGAAAGCCATCAACTTCTTCAATTTTCTTTTTACTGCCTCGCCATTCAGAAGATTCCATAATCTTTTCACGATAGTATTTAGGCAATGCGTCAAACTTAGTTTGATCATATTCACGCAACCAAAAGTGATTAATTGGATTAATACCGTCAGGCACATTGTTTTTTAAAGCTGAAGGTATAGGGCTAATACCTGAAATATTAGCGTACTTACCATCCTCTGAATGAGTAATATTGATCATACAGAACTTGTTTAACAACGTCTTAAGATCAAAATTATCCCTATCCTTAACAGACATTTTTTTATTGGCCCAAGATTCTAAATCCTTACGCAAAGTAGCTTGATCACCAAGACTGACTGTATAGCGTTTAGACACAATAAGAGGCTTACCATCATCCGTCTTTAAAGGTTTGCCATTATTGTCATCACCATGCAGTTCAAACGTCAACACGACCTTGTGCATGATCTTGGTTTCACCTGACCATTCAACCGATTGGTGGCCTAAATCAATAACACTATACAAACGTGCCATGTGTAAGCCAGCAGGGGCTATCTTAAAATCTTTTTGAGTATCTGAAATAATCATATTAAATCCTATCTGTTTTACGAAATAATTTATATAGTTGTGTTTCCATTTCATCTAACGCTTGGTGATAACCTAATCTAAATCCTTGATCGTATAATTTTGATAATTCATCTAAATTTGCTTTTACAAAACCTTTGTTTATTTTGTAATATTCAATTTCATCAAAATGTTCAAAAACAATTGTTTTAAGTTCTCTTTTAGATAGCATCATTGTTTGCCTCCAGTTGCGTTGTCAAAACGTGTAAATGCCTTACCCATGTCCTCAAATACATCTTTAAGGAATCGGGTACTATATGATATTTTTTTAAGTCCGCAACCATAACGAAGCAAATCTATCTGTTCGTTATCTAAGGCTGCCCCATTAAGTAGATGGTCAAATATTTCTTCTAACTGTTGTTCTAATTGATTCTGATCTTGCTGCTGTTGTTCTTGTTCACTCATCTGAGTTTCTCCTAAAGTTATCACGTCAACATGACGTACAAACAGATTAACTTATCTAAAGTGATTTGTCAACAGTCTTGTAAAATATATTTAAATCTGTTAAGATTGTTGTATATGGACACATTTAAACTCTCTCATTCACAGATCGTAGACTTGCTTGGTGGTACTAAGAACGTAGCTAGAATGGCTAAGGTTAGTCAGGCTGCCGTTACTCACTGGCGAACAACCGATATACCTGAAGGTCAAATGATCAGGTTGGCTGCCGAACTTGAGAAAAAATCGCATGGATTAATTAGTCGCAAGGGTTTATTTCCAACAACTTATAAAATGATATGGCCTGAACTAGATTAATTTGTGTTATACTAGGTTGGTCGAGATTGGCATCTTAGACAATTCACCTAGGGTACGACCCCAGTAATTTTAGGCGGGGTATGTGTAGCTTTAGACAATGAGTGAGAAATCCCTTGGTGAAATTGTTTATTGTTGCCCATGCCAACGGGACATACCCCACCTAAGACTATTGGGGTTTTCCTTTGCATAAATCACGACTGCACGAAAAGCAAGTGTAGATAAGAAAGCTAGATGGGGTAGAGGCCAGTTAGAAAATGAACTGGAGCGAGGGTCGACACCTGCGATACCCCCAAGTAATTGGTGCAAGCCAACTTGGACAGCCTTGAAACGGCATACATCACTTGTAAAAAAACCATCTTGATGGTTGGTCGTTCTTTTGTTTTTTTATTATTTTAAAAACCAGTCTTTATAAGATAAACCACAGACTCTAATAAGAACTGAGGCGGTCAAGCACCACTCTTTAAAGACAAACAACTGCTTAAAT